CTATATTGGACATTGCCGTAAGCTTTTGAGCATATTCCAGCGCCTGATTTTTAGAGTAGAGAACCGCCCCAATCGCTCCCAACTGGTCAAGCATAGAGCTGAGCTGATTGCCGGATTTATCCTGATCAGAGCCGATGCCGACAGCCTTGCGCAGCTCGGTGATATTCTGCCGCAGCTGCATGACAAGGAGAGTGAGGCAATCGGTGATCTCGCGATTAAACTCCTCCTGCGTTTTTCCACTATAATTTGGAATTACCCGGTCTGAGTAAAGTATATCGGCCATATATCACTCCTCGTCATCATCGCCTTTGGTTTTCCCTGCGGCGAAACAGCAGGCGATAAGGAAGCTTATCGCCGCGCCGGCTATAGCCGACAGCACACACATGACAATAAGCCCCAGCGTTGCGTTCATACTTCCACCTTGAACGCATGATTATCTATTTTGCGGTATGCGTCAAGGTATATCTCATCCTTTGCGCCGCTGTAGGTTACCTCGTAATACATGCCGTCCCTGAGCGTCGTCGACAAAAGCGCCTTCATGCTGCCCAGTATATAGCACTGCCATACGATATACACATCGAACTCGGGGGCTGTCGCGTCAAGATTTTTTTCGGCGTATTCGCGCACCAGCTTCTTCGCCGCTTCCGCAAACTCCGTACTTTTCACTGTTCGTTCTCCTCGTTGCCGGCGCCTTTGAGCGTCCCGGAAGGAATCGCTCCGGGCGTTACGCCGCGTTCAGTACAAAAATCAACATATGCCGCCTGTATAGCCGCCAATATTTCGGCGGCATCAAACCATTTGCCGAACTTCTCGTTTATTCGTGCCGTTACATAATCAAGCTTCTCTTTACCTTCTCCATCTGAGAACATGGTGTACGCAAGGCGCACCAGGTTAGCAGCCGCTCTGTCAAGCCCTTTTTGCCGCAGCCAAGGCGTAACCTTCGCCGCGATAAAAATCCCGATTATGTTGAGCAGCACAAGCAGCAGCTCTGTGATAACCTTTGTCAGGTCTACTGTAAGTTCCATTTTTTAATCCTTTCCGCCTATAAAGGCATCGTAGAGTTTCTTCCAGATTGATTTTTTCTTGTTGATGTGTTCGTACTCGTCAATGTCAAGCTCAGTCTGCGCCATCACGGGAACAGAATAATCGAACGGCTTGTCTTTTTGGTTCATTATCGGAGGCATTTCCCACATTGCGTCAAGGTCAACATTTCCTGTTCTGATTCCCAGCACTCTGCCGCCGCCGTGCTGCCATATCTTTTCTCCATAACCGACAGGTTTAAGTTTGAACGGTCTCCACAAAGCAAGCCAAAGCGGGATTTCGCTTATAGGGTTTAGCCTATATTTAAGGAAATTCGGGTTTGTGTATACCATCGACTTGAACCCGTGCGCTTCCACTTCCGAACAGAATGACCTGACTATTCCGGTCAAAGCGTCTTTGTCATTGGGCAAGTGCCGGCTTTCAACGTCCGCGCAAGCCCACAGAGTGATGTACTTGCGATAAGGCTCGATGTTTTCGCAGAAGAACCTCGCTTCTGCTCTTGCCTCTTCGTTTGTCTTGGCTGTCAGAAAGTGGTAAACTCCAACTCTGAGACCGGCTTCGGAAGCCCCGACCACGTTTGCAGTAAAGCGACTGTCGACAAAATCGCGATAAGAGTAGTACTCACTCCGCCCCTGCGTCGCTTTAACGATAACGAAACTGTACTTATCCGCAACAACCCCGTTCCAGTCAATATTCCCTTGGAATTTACTCACATCTATTCCGAAGAACATTTAATCTGTCTCACCTCCCGTTTCGGCGGTGTTCGGCTCATCGTTTGGCGGCATTACCGGCAGCGCTAAAAATTTATTCCGCAAATCGTCAATTACTCCGTTCGCGCCGAGCGTGTGGTAGTGCTGGTATACATTTTCGAAGTCTTTCCGCTCGTGGATTGGCACATAGCCTTTGTCGAGATAAAAAGTGTACTTGCTTACAAGAGTAGAGCACAGCACCGCCTGCAGACCAAGCCTGATTGCGCGATTTTGGCTGTACAGGATTTTGACCGACGCTATCAGTGCGGCAACCGTCAAGCCGGGAATGCCGAACTTACTGAGGATGTCAAGCCATGTCATCAACTCACCGCCTCCCAACCGTCCGGCCATTGCGCCGGCGTGTGCACGTTGGTCTTGTCGCCCGGTCTTATGCTCTTATATAACACATCGCCCCACCAGCCCAATTCGTTTTCGCTGAACGCATCAGCCGCGCTTATTTCATTCGGGATAACCCTTATTCCGTCACGGTACATCAGTTTGACCCACCCGGAAGGATGATGCTCCGGGTCGTTGCTTTCCAAGTCCCACAAATCCTGCGCTGCCATGTACAGCTTTCCGTTAAACTTTATGCGGGTTCTGTATTTGATTAGAGTGCCGTCTTTTTTTAGCGTCGGATACAGAACCGACACTTTAGATGCATCCGCGTCGGTGCAGGTGTCAAGGAGAGTTACAAGAAACGCTCTTATCGCCAGTGCCTGCGCCCGGGTAAGTATCATGTGTCCACCTCCCCGAGGATTATCTCAAGCAGCTCGTCAGCGGTGGGAGTGGGCAGAGGGGTTTCCGTCTCGGTGTAGGTGCGGTCGGTGTCTATCGGGTCGATCGCCTCAAGGTACTCTACTCCGTCGCGGGTGATGTAGTGCGTGTCCGACCAAGTGCGCCGGTACTGCGTCCCTCTAATTGTTACTATCTCGCTTTTTATCATGTTCACCCTCCGCAAATTTCCGGATAGTCTTCTATCGCCCATATTTGGTTTGCAATAGCACTCCAATTTGTTGCCGCCTTGTAGTCGTTAACAACCGCAGACGGCACATATATATATCCTGTACCGGCTGCCACGGCTGCTGTGCCGGCAAACACCGTGTTGATGTCCGGCAAAGCGCAGACAGCGTTTGTCCTTATGATTATAGCGGTAAGGTTGTCGGTGTTGCGGAACGCGTACGTTGATATGCTTGCCGCAATCCAGAAATCCAGCTTTTCTATTTTGCTTGCATTTGAAAAAGACTGGTGCCCTATGACTTGGAGTTTCTTAAAAACCGCGGTTCTCACAGAACTCCACGTGCCGAGCGCCCCAAATATTTGATACCCCAAAGTTTCAGCGCTGTCAAAAACCATGCTTGCCGGTAATTTGTTACAATAGCCAAAAACATCATTGCCGAATGTTTTACAATTCGGTGCGCTGAAATTTTCTATTTGACTGTGAAAAAACGCTTCGGCTTTTATTTCCGTAACATATGGTAAATTTGCGCTTGTTATCGGCGAATAATGAAACAGCCTGCTTTGTATTATCGTTACTCTATCGTTGTCAATCGACGTGGCTGTACCCTGTATAATCGCGTCGTGCTCTGATACGCTGATACCCCCGCACGTATGCGTGCCTGTGATTATCGCTCCCGTCGCGTCGACTATCTTTTTGCCGCTCGCCACGTCGGCGGCGACGGCGTTGACGGCAGAGGTGTCGTGGTAGCCTGCGGGAGTGCTGCATTCGTGTGCCCCTGGTGTGTTAAAAATACTTTTGCCTTTGATTATGTTTGCTCCGTCAAGGTTTTCGTCACCTGCTACAACGTGCGCGTTCGCCGCATATGTCCCCGCCGGAATTACGGTCTGCTGCGTCTTCCCGGGCATAACGGCAGCCGCCTGGCTTTGAGACGGCATCGTGCCGTCAACAAGAGAGCCGGCGGAAGTGACAAACTTCTTCGTGGCAAGAACATCCGCCGCGGTCGCGGTGACGCCGGATACGTCTGCTCCCCCGGAGCCGCCGGAAGGCTTTTTAAGATAGCCGGCGGTTTCGCCTAAGATCATTTAAGTCTCACCTCCACCTTTCCGGTGCCGCTGACCCATATATGATTCTGATGCTTCCAGACCTTCAGCGGCGCAGGGCTCCACTCGTAGTATTCCTCCCACATATCGGCAGCAAGCTTCGCAACGCCGTCGGCATCCGCCACACAAGGCGTCCAGCTCACATTAACGTCGTCGTCGCTCACGGTTTCCGGCTGGAAGCAGCAGTATATGTCGCCGCCCGACCAGTTTTTCACGTACCACTTGGCGGCGCTCATCCCGCCGAAATCAATCTTCTGAGGAGCACCCGCGAGCGTCACTGTCTTTATATACATTATTATTTCCCCTTTCTGATTATCACGCCGCTACTGCGATTCGTAGGCATCCGCCGTTATGGAGATATCGCCTGTCACGGACGCTATCGACACAACTCCGGTAGAGCTGTCATATGCCGTTGACGTAATGTTTACGCCACCCATTTTCACAACAACGCTGTTCATGGTGTGACCGGGATTCGCTGTTATCGTAGTGGTATAGCTTTCTTCGTCGTCGACTATTGATGCGGTGTTGCTCGACGACGCACCGTTAAGCACTAAAGTAACGCTGTGTGCCACACCAAGCCCGAGAGCAAGAGCGTTTATATTGTCCGTCTGGTCGCTTCCGTATGTGCCCTCTCGCAGTATCTCAACAAGCTTTTTCCGCGTCTGGTCGGACGCGGTTATTATCTCGGTCGTGCTTTCCCAGGAGCCGTCTTCCGCCCTCACTGCCCTTGTCACCGCGTCGGCATATGATTGACCGTAGAACGTGGTAAGCGCGGTTCTGTAGTCCGTCAGCGCCGTTTCAGGTACGAATATACCCTTTGAATTATCGTAGCTCTCGCCCGTCCCCGGGTCGAACTGCGATATAGGCGGCAAACAGCCGGTGTTGAACGTCGGCGGAGTGTTGCCCCTGAAATGGAGCTGTTTTAAGCCGGTGCAGTCTTTGAATGCGTATTGCTGGATGGAGAAAAGAAGCGAATAGAATGTTAAATCGGTCAAAGCCGAACAGCCTTCGAACGCATATTGCCATATTATTGTTATGCTTACGGGAAACTCTACGACACTTAATTGCGCTTTTTGCTGCGTTGCAGAGTTGCTTATACCGCTCATATATGAGATTATGTCGTTGGTTCTTGGGTTTGCAAAATATAGGCACCGCAATCCGGACAAGCCATAAAGCGCATCATATGTGCTTCCTGCTGCAATTATAGATTGATATGCGTTTTGAAAAATATAATCATTTTTGCCAATAAATATATATACCGGAGCAGTTATTACAGAGGGAGAAGACCCATACAAGAAGCTTGCCCCTCCGTTTTGCGGCGGCTGCACGGCAAAGTAACCCGGCTCAGCGGTCATTGCAATGTCTTTTAGTCCGCTTGTTTCGTATACGTGGCTTGCAGGACTTGAAGACGCCGTGCTTCCAATAGATTCGCTGCCGTTCCACCCTATCTTTGGAGAGCCGCTGAAATAAATTTTTACGGTCTCGCCGGCGTTCACCGTCACGAATACGTGAGTAATGCCCTGGTCTAAGTCATCGGGAACCTGCGGGAAATCAGCCGGAACGGGGAGCTGTGAACCGCCTACGGTTATCGAAGAACCCGACGGCTCGGGCGTGTTCTCTTCAAGCGTGGTTATTCTGGTGTTGTGGTCTGTCAGGGTCGTGTTCAGCGTCGCTGCCGTTGGCAGCGCTTCTAACTTATCGTGAGTGTGACCGCTGGGCGATTTGCCGGCAAGCGCTTCAGACAAGCCGGATACATCGCTTATGGCATGAGAAGCGGGATGAGTGTATTTATTCGCCTGATCTTCTATTCCTTGCAGTTTCAGCCTCTCTGCCGCCGTCATGCGGACATACGATTCGTTGTCGGTAAGAGCTTCCACCGTGTGAGTGTGGCTTTCAGGCGATATCTCCAGCAGCGCCGCGGCGATGGCTCTGTTTTTTACCGCGTTATCCGATTCAGCGTTGATAGCGCTGTCGAGGATAACACCCGCCCACTCCAGCTGCGCCGCGCCAATTTTAGAATCGATCCGCTCATCGATCTGCTGAGTTGTCAAATAGTTCGCAAGCGCCGACGTATCGGCCTTCTGCCCCAGCAGCGTCATGATGTTGTCGGTTATGCCGGATATCATGTTGATATGTTCCGGCGTCGCGCTGATCCCCAGGTTGGTAAGCGTCTGCCCGATCTGCTCATCGGTGAGTTCTTGCGGCTCGGTAAGCAGCGCATTATTGATCGCGAGCGCCGTAATAGCCGCCACTAACTGCTCATAGAGCGTAGGCGTAACAGCTTCCGACAGCCCTTCCTGCACCGCCATTGTGCCGCCGACAAGCAGTTCGGCGCAGACGGTTATCGCCCTCGATTCGTCGTCATTGCCCACCACCGCCATTTTGCAGCGTCCCCGGGTTGCGGTGACCTCAGGCGGCATAACAAACGGTTCGCCGGTCCAGAGCACCGACACGCCGGTCTCGGAGCCGGCGGGCAGGAAGGACACGGTCACTCCGAGCCCTTCCCAGTCCTCGCCGAATTCCAGTTCGATTAACTCACGGCCGAAGCTGCCCTCGGTGCCGACAAACGTCTCACGGGGGAATATCTCATAGCCCTTTATTGTAAATTTCATTTATTCCGCTATCCCTCCGTGTCAAACATTTGCCGCACATGGGGGTTCTCCCGCTCATATTTGCGGTCTGCCGGCCGATATTTCTCGATGTAGTACGCCGCGAACAGGTCTAAGGAATTATTAAACATTTCCACAGTGTTGGCGTACTTGTTGTACTCGCCGTTGTAGCGGTCTATCTGACAGATAAGCCAGTCGACATACAGGCGGTCATAGGGCGCAGGCGCCAGGAGCTGCTTGTCTGCGTCCTCGATCTCAACGCGGGAAATCTCGGACGGGTCAAGCAGCATGACCTCGGTCTGTATCCGCCCTTCGATCTCGTCAATCATGGCGATCTTCGCCTTGTCCGGGAAGTCATTGAGCTTCAGGACATCGGCGGCATTGATAGCCTCCCGGGCGGTCATATCAGGCTCCTTTACGCGGTCTGACCCGACGAGTACCCGCCCAGCGCGTAGGCACGCCAGTCGTTAAATCCGCCGGTGAAGCGGGCATAGCCGTGCCACACGTTGGCGTCGTTGCCCTGTGACAGATAGCTGATCACGTCAAGATTCGTACGGTTCTGGAAGACGAACCCGCCGGCGGTCTTGTTGTACCTGCTGTCACACAGCATCCAGGGCGCCGTGCCCGAAGAGACGTACTTATTGAGGTACGGCCATACGGCCACGTTCCAGCGGCCGAAGTGGTAGTTGAACCCGTTGTAGGCGCTATCCGGGTCGCGGTCTGCGCCGATGACGGCAAACACCGCCTGCTTAAGACTGTATATGTTGGGGATGATGATGGTGTCGGGCGAGATGTCGAGCACCTCCCCGTTATCGCCGCAAAAGTTCTGCATGCGTGTTTCTACTGCCGCGAGCGCCGCATCAGAGAATGCATCTTTGAAGGCGTTGCACTGAGTGCCGCCCTTGACCTTGGAAAGGTGAGCGGTGTTGAAGAAGGACAGATTGTCCGCTGCGGTGGCGTCGAATTTTCTGCCTCCGTAATCGGCGCTGGTGGCGGCGGTCATCGCCGCGCCGAGCAGAGCCGCCGCAAAGAGCTCCCTCGTGCGATAGTAAGCCGTCACAAAGGCTTCGGGCTTGCGCCTTAAGTCCATTGTCTTTGCGTCCTCGATGATCTCACGGGACAGCGAGAAGGAGTTCTTCCAAGTCATGTTTTCGATGAACTTAGAATAACCCTCCTGCATACCGTCAACAGGCGCTTCGCCGTTTTCACCCACCGGCTGGAAACCTTCCATTGCGGTCATCGATGTGTATTTTTCGCCGAAGTGCTGAGACTGCTCCTCTGCGCAGAACACCGGGATCATAGACTTCTGTTCAAAAGCTTCGCCGCGCTTCTCTATAAAAAGTCGGATCGGAGCCTGCGATTTGCCGAAGATGGAATCATTGAGGCCGGACGCCTCGGAGAATGTTATATTTGCCATTGTCTTTTAATCTCCTTTCAGGTTAGTTAGTCGCTTACGGGAAGCGCACCAGGGTATAGCCGCTGGAGGTGGCGTCAAGTTTTTCTACCACCTCGGCAACTCCAGAAGTGGTAGTTGCGGTAATCGCCAGACCGTTTGAGGCGTGAAGGGTCACCTTGTCGCCGCGATTGACCGACGTCATGGCGGCGGAGTTAAGCGCCTCGAAGATGATGTCCGGCTGCACCCGGATTACCGGGATAAGATCGCCGGCAGTGCAGGCGGTCTGACGCTCACACATGCTGATATATGTCGGCTTATTAGTGCCGGTGGCAATGGCGAGATTTCCGCTGGTCTGCACAAGAGCCATCCCCACCTTCGGGGTTATAGCGGACACGGGAAGATACTCCCAGGAGGGAATCCGCCCGTCGTCAACCGAGTGAATAAGAAATGCCATGTCATTTTACTCCTTTTCAAGTCATGTCAACGTCAACGCTTAAGGTCGGCGTTGTAATGTTTTTGTATCTCTGCATCCGTCAAATCGGGAATGAAAATGCGGTACTGAGCGGCAACATCCGCCGGCACGCTCATCGCTCCCTTCCCTCTCTGCACGGTTTTGTTCAGATGCTGTTTTGATTGCGCGTTCAGCGCCGACTGCCGGACGGCCGCGGCGTCAATCTGCTGCTGCGCCTGATCCCCGGCGGGTGCGCCTTCCGGAGCCGTGTCCGCGTTCCGCGGAGCGTTATTCGCCGATGCCTTCCCGCCGCCGGCAACAAGCGAATCGAAGTTGGCAAGCCGGTAGGCGTCAAGGATGCTTGCGCCCCGCTTGACATGCTCATACAGCTGCGGATATGTATCCATGGTGTGCAGGTCGGCAAGTGTCTTTATGGCGGGATTTATCGCGTTGATTGCGGCTACCTGCTCTTTGATATCCGCGTCCAGCCGGGCACGGCTGCGCTCGGCTTCACGGGCTGCGGCTGCGTCCCTCTCGGCGCGGGCGCTCCTCACCTCGTCAAGGCCGCTGATAAACTCATCAAACTGCGCTTCCGTCATGCCGGTGCGCCGTCTCACCTCGTCCCGCTGGCGCTTCGATTCTTCGGCTCGGGCAGCTTCCGCCCGCTGCGAGTAGGCTCTCAGCTCCTCAAGCGTGGTTATAGGCTTGCCCGTGTACGGGTCTTTAAGCCCAGCTCTCAGCAGCTCGGCGGACAAATCACCGCCCTGCGGCATACTCTGAGGCGCGGGCTGCTGTCCCGCTCTCTGCTGTGTATTTGCAGCGGCCGGCTGTGCCTGCTGCGGGTTTAGATTGCCCCGCGCGCCGCCATCGCCGCCGGCACCACCGGGAGCGCCTTCGGCATCGGGATCGCTTCCGCCGTCATCATCGCCTCCGTTCGAGCCGGCATTGTCCGGCTCACCGGCTCCACGCTGCGCATTGGCAGCGGCCGGCTGCGCCTGCTGCGGGTTTAGATTGACCTGCGCACCGTCATCACCGCCTCCGTCCGTGCCGGCACCGCCGGGAGCGCCTTCGCCGCCTTCCGCGCCCTCTCCGGCGTCGTTAAGCCCGAAAAGCGCGGCATAATCAATATCCATTTTTTTGTAATCCTTTCGCTGTTTATATTGGCTTCCCGGGAAACCGGGCGCCGGGAAGCTTAGATTTTATTTGCCCGGTTTCTGGGTCTTCACGCGGAGATCATTCCCGCGTTTGACGACGGTCTTACCGGATTTTGTCTTTCCCGCGTCCGGGGCTTTTACGTTGATAGTCCCGCCGTTGCCGATCTTGCCCACATAGCCGTTAATCTTCTCTGCCATCTGCCGCACCTCCTTTCGAGTTTTTATTTTGTATACAACCGCAGAGGCGCCGAGCCAACGCGGGTTATATCTGATTGTTTCCGCCGGGCGTAGGCATGGCCGGAGGCGGTACTTGCTGCATGTTTTGAGCGCCGCCGGGCACCATCGCCGTTCCGGGCGGCATGTTGGGAGCGCCGCCGGGCATCTGACCGGTTGCCGCCGCCTGAGCGTTAGCCGCCTGCATGGCGGCAGCCTGCGCCTGCTGCTCCTCTGCGCGATCTTCAAGGTATTTTTTTGTTTCCCCTGCCCCCGGATAATGGAGCTGCTGCATTTTGCTCCAGAACAGTATAAGCGTAGACAGATCCCGCGGATCGCCGAACGCCCCGCTCTCCAGATTCAGCCGCGTCTCCTGCCACATCGCCTCGCGGTTAGACGCAAGGGGAGCGGTTGAATCCACCGAGAACAAGAACTGATCGTTCCAGTAGTATTCGCCAACCGCGTCAACCTCGAGAAAATCGTATCGGTTGAACTCCGAGTAGACAGTATCGCCGCGGTAGTCCTTTGACACCACCGGCCGCGGCTCGTCCGCATAGGCGAGTTTGAACTTAAACATCACTTCAAACAGCGTCGCAAAGGCCGCGTCCTTCATCCGCCGCTTGGATTCCAGCCGCCCCGCGCTTTGTGCGGCTGAAAACTCCTTAGCCTTGCCCGATGTGGCGGTGCGGTCCTGCCGCCCCTGAAAGCTGTCTGTGATTCCGATAATCTGCCGCGCCTGCTCGTAGACTAACTGATCATAAGCCATGTCCTGCTGGATGTTGCCCTCAAGGTCAATCACCTTGATTAGTCCTATTTCCGCCTGATTACTGACGGTAATAGTCTTGCCGTCGTCGGCATCCCGCCTGATAGAGGCGTCCGGCGGCAGCGTCACATATGACCCGGATTTGATAAGCTTGTCAATTATTTTGGCTTCCAGCCGGTTGAGCGTGTTCTGCTGGTCTTTTATCTTGTCAACGTCGCTGTCGCCCAGCAGCTGACCGAACACGGAAACCGACCGCTGCAGTATCACGGGGAATATATCCGGCTTGTAGTAGGGTATTTTTGTCGGGACGGCTACTTCCTCAAAGATTTCCATTCCCGCGAGATCAACCTCACCCGTTCCCCGGAGCTTGATTGTCGCACCCGGGATTTCAAGACCGCTCGAAAGCGTCATCGGCATGTAGATCTCCTCGTACTCGGCGTCGGCCTCGCCGAACTCGGTTGACCCGCACACCGGGCAGACATGCCCCGTCACCCTCTCGCCCTCGTCCTCGCTGTCGTCGATAAGCAGATCGCCGATATCCGACAGCACACCCCCGCCACGGGTAAACTTCCCGGGCTGAGGCTCGAACCCGGGCGGCGGCTCGGGCGCCCCGCATACTTTACAATGACGCAGCCTCCGCGCCTGATAGTCCTCTAAGTTGCAGAGCACAGTGTCGCCCACCCAGGAAAACAGAGATATCCCGCCCTTGCCGTTGCGCTCATATCCCATATACTGGGTCACCATGTCGTCGGCCTCTATGGCGTTATCGTCAAGCCCTCTCGTCTCGGGCTCCTCCTCGGCGTCCGTGTCAACGTTGACGCCGTAGCGCTCCAGCACATAAGCCTTTGTCACCGGCAGTTTGAGAATAAAATAATCCATGTCGGCGATGTCGGTCGTAACGCCGTCCTGCGGCACCAGCTGCTTTGGATGCAGAAAGCTAACCGCCAGCTCGCCCGAAGTGGTGTGCGACCGCTGGGAAGAATCCCACTCCACAAGCCAATACCCGCCACCCTGAATCGGGACTGTGCGCTCCATCATGTCGACAAGCGTCTCCATGGGCAGACGGTCAAGCTCGTTCCGCAGCATGTTCTCGATGATTTCGGCAAGATGTTCGTCCTTCTTCCGCCTCGCCGTCACTTTGGGCTGAGGAATCGATGAATCGACCTGCGATTCTATCAGTTCCGACACCACATTACGCACGTGCGGCGTTTTGCGCTTTCGATCGCCCTCGACCACCGCCCGCAGCCTGCTGTCGCCCGTGTATATCTTTTCCCTCTCGTCGAATTGTTTGACAATCTCGGAGTAGGGCATCTCGTTTTTTGCAAGTCGATCCTGCCACTCCCGCAGCTTAATCATGTTTTCGCCGGCCATTTATTTTTGCTCCTTGTCTGTTTTTTTGTGTCGCGTCGTCAAATCAAGCGTTGCTCGGGTAGCCGTACTTTGCGGCTAAATAAGCCCGCTCCTCGGCGTTGGCCTTGTGCCAGTCCTCAAGCATCGACCTTGTCCACTCGACCCGCTTAACCGCCGGCACCGCGGTCATTGACGCCTGATAATCGCGTATCTGATGGGCTATCGCCAGAGCCATGATGCAGTCATCGTGTGCCCCCGCCTCGGCGGCAGGGCGGAAAGACTCGTCTCGCACAAAGGTAAGCATCTCCGTGAGCGTGTCCTCGTCCGACACAAGCGACACATCGTCGCGCAGCGCCGTGATAAGATTTGCAAGCATAACCGGCCGGCTCTTTGGGTCGGTCCGGAAGCCGAAAGATTTTTTCGGCACCCCGGTGTACTCGTCAAAGGTCTCCCGCACATATAAGTTGGGATATCGCCACTGCTGCAGCATCCGTATCGGGTAGCTGCTAAAATTGCACTCTATGCCGACAAGCGCGGCGTTGTAGTACATGCCCAGGGCGTAGACCTGCCGGGCGTATAAGTCCTCGTCAAACGTGTGCCTTAAAATAGCCACCTGCCGCCCGTCCCGGTTGTCAATCACCTGAGCGACAAAGCTGTCGGAGCCGTCCCCAGCAGTATCGCCGCCGATGACATAGGGCACTCCCTCCTCCGGCAGCTCGTATAGGCGGATATAGCCGTCGCCGTCGCTTGTCCACTCGCATTTCAAGCGGCGTCTTCCCGGCTCGTATTCCTCGGCCGGAAGGAAATCCGGCTGAAAAACCTCCCCGAACTCCGGCATAGCGTTGTCCTCGACCCGGAACATGCCCCGGTCAAGAGGCTTGATCTTGAGCGCCAGCCGCTCGGTGACCGCCATCGCGTTAAAGACGGATCGCCCGGTAACGCCCCACTCTCCCAGGCAGTAGACGGTGTAAAAATACTCATCCGTGTTTTTAAACTTTTCCAGCACCCGCCGGTTTTCCTCCGGCAAAAATCTGTTGTCTCGGTAAGTGGAGCGATGTGTCCGCGCATCCGGATCGGAGCGGTCAAAGAACCGCTTTTTAAGCCAATGCATCACGCTGACTGGGTTAAAAGTTAAAATAATCTGCTGGTAATGCTTTGTCTGCCCTCTCAACCGGATGTTAAGTTGATTTAAGTCAGATTCTTCTATTTCCGATGCTTCCTCAATCCACACCCCCGTGACGTTGTAAATGGATTTTAATTTTTCCACGTCATCAAGACCGGTAAAAATAAACTCCGACCCGTTGGGCAGGCTGACAAAAAGATCGCTCCTGTTGATTTTTGCGCCTATCTGCGGATAATGCTCTGACAGCTGTCCGCACAGCTGCCGGAAGCAGGAATCCCGCAGCGTCTTGCCAACTTTGCGGCAGACTAAAAACCGATGCCCCGGCTCGGCGACAGCCCTCTCGATAAGTTTTCGGCCGGCAAAGATAGACTTGCCGGAGCCGCCTCCCCCGCAGAGCACTAAAAAGCGGTGCTCGTCGGCAAAAAGCGGAACGAAAGCATCGTTTGAGGTCTCGCGCAGACCTAAAAACCACTCGGCGCAGGAGTAATCCAGGAGGTGAGCCGCCCTGTTTTGCGGCTTACGTCGCCCCGCCGGTCTCGTCGCCGCGCTCATTATCCGCGCCCGCACTTGCGTCCGCATCTGCGTCTGCGCCCTCTCCCCTGCTCTCTATCTCTCGATAGCCGGCGGCAGCGGCGGCAACCACAGCCAGGCGCTCTGACAGTGACAGCCCCGCCGCGGTCTCCCGCACCGCAGATCGCGTCTTGTCTCCAAGCTCCACCTCGGTGCGGTTTTTCCAGCCGTAGTTGGCGACGAGTTGGAATTTGACCCCCTCGACATTGGACTTGCGCGCCAGCAGCTGCTCCTCGAGATAAGCCTCAAACAGCACCTTTGCCCGCTCGGTGATCTCGCGCAAATCCGGATGCAGCTCCCGATCCGAGTACTCATACCAGGTTTGGCGGGAGATGCCCAGGTGCCGGCACAGTCCGCCGACAGTAGGGGGGATGATATAACTCGTATACCTCATCGGCTCACCAAGGTCATTATGGACCGGCTCGGGCTTGTAAATCATGTGCCCGTACTCGTCCGTCACTCCGGTGGGCACGTCCTCGGTGGCGTCCACCGTCCGAGAAATCGAATCAAAATACCGCTTAACTGCCGCGCCCAGCGCTTTTTTTGTGTATTTGCGTCTGCGTCCCACGCGCCCGCCTCCTCCCCTTGCCGGCTCCCAGCTTACTTTTGATACACTCCTACGCTTACATTATAGCTGATACCCGACTAACAAAACTAACAAATTTAACCCAAAACTCTAATTTATTAAAATTAAAAAACTTTTGCAAAACCTCTTGACATTCTTGCGAAGTTATGATATAATGACATCGTAAAGAAGACAGGCACACAAAAACATAAACACAGCCCCAACGCGGGCAGGAGGAAAACAAAAAATGAAAAACTACATGGTAACTAAAAACACAATTCTCGGTAACATCGAAACCCGCTGCAATCCGCTCTGCGACAACGACCTTGAAACAATCGCGCATAAGGCGGTAATCGTTTACAGCGACATCACCTTCATCGAAAAAAAAGATTTTGCCTCCGCAATAGCAAAAATCGAAACGGCAAGAAAAAGCGAAAAATTCTACAGCTGCTACGACTATTCAAAGCAGACGCTGGAAGAAGAAGTTGAACGCCGGCTCGACATTTCCGAAAACAGATTTGATGACATGCTAACAGAATTTGAGGAAGGCTTAATCTCATTTACCCCTTTCCCGCTGACGATTTACGACCGCGAAAATCACTTGATACTTTTGGGACATGCTACAGACGAGATAATCAGAGCATATGACATCGTGGAAATAAGAGTTTGACCGAACAAACACGACACACAAACAGAGGGCGGCACGACCGCCGCCCTCGCCCGAAAGGGCAGAAAGGATTACAAAATGACACCAGCAAAGGAAAAAATTAGAATCCGCGACATCAACGCCGCTTTCTTAAAAGGCGTTATTGACGCACAAGACACTTACGCAGAGCCTTGGGCGTACGACTTTTTCGCGGTCGCGGTTTGGGTCGAGGATGATGAATCAGACACCAGCATTTATGAGAAAGGCTGGAAGCGTGAAGATTTTATCGAATGCCCCGAGGTCGTAAAATGGCTCGAAGGCAGCGGAAAAGACATGAGCGATTGGTCGGAGGAAGATATCAACGACTTTATCTCCCGCGAGATAGTCGACGGAGTTGAATGCGTTGAAGTTTTTATGAACAGCAAGACACTCCTGGAAGATTTAGAGGATATAGTGCACGATATCCAGAGAGACTACCTCCCCGATGATATCGTGATGATATACTAAGCACAGCCAGAGGGCGGAAAGGATAACACAATGAAAATCAAAAAGTATACAGTAATGGGCGGATGGCCGTATTTTTACAAATACGGCGAAAGTGACACAATCCGCGGCGCCAAAATCATAGCCGCAAAAGCTATCCCCACCGAGGGGCATCGGCCGCCGATATACCTGACAAAAGACATCGGCAACGGCGACAATCCGATAGCGATATATCGCGACCGCCACGGATGGATTGACCCAGCCGCATATGCATTCGGCGAGATCATAACCGTCCCGGAGAAGGGATAACGCGCCATGACTGACAAACATATCCCAACCCTGATCTCCCTCGCAGAATACGCAGAGATACATGGAAAATCAAACGCAGCCGCAAGGCAGCATGCGCTAAGCGGAAAGTTAAAAACCGCCCGTAAAATCGGGCATAACTGGGTAATAGACCAAAATGAACCCTGGCCGAAGGACAGGCGTATCAAATCCGGCAGATACATCAAAGACACAAATAACACAGACAAATAACAACAGCCCCCAAACCCGGGGGCTGTTTTATTGTTTCGTTTTCTCGTTCCCGGCGCTCCGCCGGATATATCGCAGCGCGGTAGTCATCACTCCCTGCGCGGTATTCCCACCGCCCACCTTGGCGGCGACCTGGTCCCATGACATGAGCTTGACATACCTGAGCAGCAGGATAAGGCGCACCTGTACGTCAGGTACGCTGTCGATATACTCGGTAAGTCTCCGCTCCTCTCGCCGCCACCGGTCTAACAGCTGATCCCGCCACTCATCGTCAGCCCGGTTGTCGGCGGCGCACTGCTCCTCGATCTCGATGAGCTTGCGCAGATAATAGAGACCCGACAGCTCCTCTACAGTCACAGCACCGCCTCCCCTCTCGCCCGCCGGAAGTCGTCACGGGTGGCGACGCCGTTAAGCCGGCGGTCAAGCTCCGACCCCCGGCGATACATCCATGCAGTTATATAGTCCGCTCCCGTCACATCGTTGTCATGCGACAATCGCACGTCCGTAACAACATAGTCCGGGTACAGCGCGGCTATCGGCGTCCAGTCCTCGGGCGTCTCGCGCAGCGCCTTGATATCTCTAACCCGCACCCGGTAATCGTTTGAGCGGATCTCCCGCCCCTCTAACGGCACCCGGAGATTGCGCGACCGGGAATAACGCCGGTACTCGTCTCCCTCGTTGTCCGGCTCACCGTCCGCCCGCATCCGCATACCCTTGACCATGTAGGCGGCAAGCCCGTAGTAACCCCGCTCGTCGGGCTGCAGCCGGTCTAT